AATCTTCAACAGCAACATGAGGTCTTCCGTAAGCTAACAATTTTAATTCTTTATTGTCTTCTTTAGAAAGTTTATGTAGTGTTAAATTTAATGTTTGTTCAAAGAATGTAGTTCCATTTTCTCTTGATGATGTAATATTTTGTTCAAAAGACGAGTTTCCTTTAACTTCATACTTATATGCTGTTAAATTGTTACTGCCGTCTCCTGTCATATTAGTAACTTCGTCATCTGTTTCACTAACAGTTCCCAAATCACCAAAGTCAACAAAATATATATTTTTTATACCACCAACTACATCTTTACAAGGTTCTTTTCTACCTATATTTAGTCCACAAGCCATAGTTTATTATTTTTTATAAAAAAGGGTAAGTAGGCATTTACCCACCTACCCTAATTTTTGGTTAATTTAATTTATTAAGAATATAGTACAATTTCTGAACCTATTCCGTACTGAACACCAGCAGTAAATCTCATAACAACTCTTACGTTTTGAGAACCATCTAGGTCAGCCATGTCGATCAACTTAACTTCGTTGTGGTCAGATAATAAACCAGTTCCAAAGAATAAGTTAGATTTTTGTGCAGCAACAGCTCTGTTGTCAGCCAATCCGTTAGCAACAAATAATTTTACACCATCAAAAGATAATGCTCCATTTTGCCACCACATAGTTCCTTGTCCGTTAACACCGTTAGCTCCTATGTCAGATACATTTTCTGATCCAGCAGCATTTTGTAGTATTCCAAATCCTCCTAGTGCTCTAATGTAAGCTCTAGCAATGTTTTGTGATACATAAATGTGTAAATCTTCTTTTCCGTATAAAGCAGAAGGAATCGCATCAACGATAGCTCCTAATTGAGCAATAACGTTAGAAGAAGTTACTGTAGCAGCAGCAACGTCAATAACGTCACCGTCAGCACCTAATAATGTAGTAAATCCATCGAATTCACCAGCATTAGCGTTAACACCTTTCCAGATGTTGTTTTCTGTTTTTTCTGCAACTAAACCTGCAACGTGTCCGATTAAGTAATCAGAGAATTTTGGAGGTAGGTTGTCAAAAGCAGAGTATCCCATAGATACAGCTTCCCAGTCAGATCTGAAATCTTTCTTACAAAGCTCTAGGTTTACTTGGAATTCTTCTGGTTGAAGAACTCTCTCAGTTAATGTAATAGTTGCAGTATCAGTGAAATCACAAGTTGCATCTTTGATTACGTTAGAATCAGTAGCAAGTTTTTTAATCACCTCTTTGAACTTTACATTTGGTTTGATTTCAATACCGCCTCTATCAAGTGTTACACCAGATAATAAAGCAGCAGAAATGTACTTGCCTGCAAATTCGCCAGCGTAAGTACTTGTAATTGATGTAGTAGTAGCCATTTTTAATTAATTTTAGTTTTTAGTTTATTTTAAATTAGCAATTCTGTTCATTACTCTATCTCTAGTGTTCATCACTCTGTTTTGACCAAAAGATTTAAAGTTTTGTTTTACTTCCCCTTCAGGGTTGTGTGATATTGGTTCTGAAGCTGGTTCAGCAGATAACTTCTCTATTTCTTTTTCCATAGATAGTTTTTCTTCACTGTAACCTAATTTCATTTCCTCAATCATTCCTTTTAATTCAGAGATTTTAGATTCAAATTCGTCTCTTCCAACGTATTTTGTTTCATCCATCTCAATTTCTTCAGAAACTTCCTCTATAACAGGAGCTTCTTCTTGTAACTCTTCAGACACAACTTCTTCAGAAGCTAAATCTTTTTTCTCTTCTTCGCAAGCACAGGCAAGTTCAGTAAGTTCTTGTGATTTTAGTTCTTCTTCTTTAATTTGCTCTGATAGATTTACTTCTTCCTTAACCTCAACTTCTTTTACTTCATCTTTCTTAACTAATGATAGTTTTTCCATGATGTCGTTCAAAATTGATGTAGCTTTAGTGTTTTCCATAAATTTCGAGTATTAAATTAATTTATTACTTAACTAACTACACATAAAAAGGTTGTTACATTTTTATACTTTGCCAACACCTTGTGCTCTTAAGGTGCCGTCACAACACTTTATAGAGTATGTTCCGTTTTTACAAAGGCAACCTCTTTTTTTGTTCTTTGGAGAACTATTGCTTACTGTTTCTTTACTTTTTGCCATTTAATTATTGTTTAGGTACACAATTAGGTACTTTTCTACCGTCTTTATCTTTCATTCCTATTTGCTCATATCCAGCTTGACACGGATCATCATCGTTTAAATCTAATTCACCAAGCTCTCTTAATTTACCTCTTGACCAAGCTAAACCTGCTTTACCTCCCCATAATAAATAAGATATAGTTCCGCAAGCTTTACTATCTCCAGCATCATAATACGTTTCTGCTCTTGATAAATAAGAATACATTCTTTTAATTGTAGATACAGATAATTTTTCTCCTCTAGCTAATTGTTGTGCTCTAACTTTACCTACGCTAGTTGCACATTTGTTATTTACTTTTTTATTTAGTTCAATACCTCTTTTAGCATTATTTCTAACACCACTTCCATAATCACTATAAGTAGCAAATTCATACTTGTTATCTAATATTGAATTAGCGATCTCTAATAGTATTTCTGTAGCTTCTTCTTCATTATGTATTTCTTCTATTTTACTCATAGCTATCTTATCTGTAAAATAACCTTCTATAGAAAATCCTTTTACTAAACCAGTTTTAACATAGTTATTCCAAACTTCATCGTTATTTACTTTCATAGAAACCATCCAAGTACCTACTGGTAAATCCATATTGTATTTTCTTGATTTATCATGCACATCATCTTCTATAATCCAAGATTCAACAACAGATAAACCATATAATTCAGCTTGATGTTCTAATGTAGATTTATTTTGATTACCTCTCATTAAGAATAATTCAGATGCTTTTCTTACTGTTTCGTCACTAAAGAATATATAATACTCATCTTCACCATTTCTTCTATAGATGTTTTTGTTAGGCACTAAAGCAGCACCCATTAATATTCTTTTTTCTTTATCTACTTCAGCAAGTTTTATTTCATGTTGTTTAGATAATGCAATAAAGTTTTCTTCTATTGCTGGTTCATCTACAATAGATATTGCTTCAATTCCTGAGAATTCTTGTTCCTCGTCTATAATTAGTTCTACTATTTTCATATTAAATTGATTTATATAATTAACCTATAACGGATGTTGTGTTTATTTTTCTGTCTAATTCTTGAGCTGATGATATTTCTGAACTAACGACATAAGCTTTAAGTGCACCGCCAAATTGACCTTGTACAGCTCCTACTAATTGACTTGTAGCTGACTGTCCTACTACATTAAAATCTGGTGCTTCTATGGTAGTTGAAGAAGGTGCACTTGATGATCCTCTCTCATTTGGAACTTTAACTGATTTTATTTTCTTAACGTTTGCAATACCTGCTGCAATAACTGCTGCGGCATTTACAAAATTAAGTGGTACTGGACCAGCTAAAGCTTCGTTAGCACCAGCATAAGTGTTTATGATTGCAGAAGCTATTTTCATAGATTTATTTGCTGATGTATTTTCTCCAAACAATCCAGCAGCAGTATTTAAGTTACTTGCTATTTGTTTTAATTGTTGGTTGCGTATTTTTCGTTCTTCATCTTCTAATTTTTGTATAATCTTAGAATTGTCTTTTTTCTTTTTTGTATATTTATCGTCAGATTTTACTAGATCATCTAAAGCTTTTACGCCTGCATCTCCTGCACCTTTTAGTGATTTTTCAGCAGCTAGAGAAGCTTCAATCTGGTAAATCGACCAACCATCTAATAATTTCTGTAAGTAAAAATCAAAATCACTGCCTTTGTCTTTGAGGTATTCAAATAAACCTTCAAACTCCATTTTAGTGAATTCAGATATTTTTTTAACTTTATCTCTAAAAGGTTCAACAATAACACCTTCACTTAATAAATTATCTATATCATCATTTAAAGAAAATATATCTTTTCTTGTTTTTGTCAACTGTTCTTTTAATATTCTTATATTATGCCTAGTATTATCATTTTGTTCTCTTGCCGCTAGCTTTTGTATTTTAGCTCTTATCTGTATTGCTTTTGTTTCTTTATTATATATTTCTATT